TAGCCAATACAACCGCTAAAGCCTTTGGCTGTCATTGCTTATTCACGACTACGGCATGGCGGTGGGGAGATCAACCTGCGCAATGGAAATTTATTGGTACTAGCCTAGCACCTGAATTGTCTAATTATGCGTTTGATGTGTTATTACGCCAACTCAAGCGTGATAGGTCTCATTATATTAAAACGGCGTTGAAGCGTTGTAAGCGTACCAATAAAACCGCGCGGGCTGATGAATACTGTATTTCTTGGGTTCATGCCGTGCATAAAACCATTGAAAACTTTGCACCCAGCAAGGCACAAGAAACCGCTATTACCGCTTATATGCAAAAACACTACCCAAGTGCGACGGAATTACAGGCACGTAACCGCAAAACAAAAGGAAATTCTGGTAGTTCATTTAAGGATAGTTTAGCTGGGCACAAAGATGGCGCTAATGCTGAATTAAATCATGGGGTAAATCAGAGCAAAAGTAATCGTTTAGGGGGCGATTTATGAATCTAACAAAAGACCAATGGAGCCAAGTTAAAGCAGAGCTTGATAAAGCGGGTTCATGTGGGCGGTGTGAGTTATTAATGAATACTGTACGTGTCACCTTAATACGTCAATTTATCTCTAAAAATAAAGTGGCTATTGTTGTTTATCGTGATGGATTCATGACCCTAAAAGGGTGTTTTATTGACGATGCTGAACATACGCCTGAGATAGCTTGTCTCTATAGGAAACGTAGCAAGGCGGCTTATCCAGCAAAGAAAAAAGCAGAATTTATTAAAACCTTTGGCAAACGTGAGGCAAGAAAGCTATTTGATATTGACCGCGTTAGTGTTTGGTATGAACCGTGGTTCCCTACCTATGGCGCTCTGGAACATCAGTATAAAAAACTGGACACTGTGGAGCTGGTCAGTATTGGGTATGGAGGGACAGAATGATCCACTTCCAGTGCCCGTACTGCCTGCATGAATATCATGATGACGACTTATTTGAACAAGAGCATGTGTTGATAGAAATTCCCACCCCTTTAAAAGATAAGTTCTTTACGCTTACCTGCCCCAATTGCTTTGAGTTATTTGAGCTGACGCGTACGGTATCGACAAGCTTCACTGTGCAGGCTAAACATGAGTAAAAAGCGTTTTATACAAGGCGTGCTGATTCGTAGCCTACCGACACTGGATAAAGTGCCGGAGGCGGTCAGTTATGCGGAAGGATTATGGGACGCTTTAAGCGAGCACGGCTATGGTGAATCGGCTATTGCTGCGCCCCAGAAAAATAAAGACTGGTACAACAGCTTAAATGCCAGGCAGAAAGAGTGGTTTTTGCGCTTTTGGGGGGTGTTTAATTATAAGCATGGTCGTGATGGGGCGGCGAGGCGCTGGATTGAGTTGGGGGATTTAACGGATAGCGAGTATCGAAACATCATTGATGCAGGTGAAAAAGAAGCCCAGCGCCAACTGCCCCAAGGACAATCGCGCATGATGGCGCAAGGTTGGTTACAGGCTAAGCGTTATGAGGATTATCAAGCGCCTGCCGTGCCTAAAAAACAGCAACAAAATCATGTGATTAATGGCTTAATGGCTGAGCTAAATGGCATTAAAACCCTGTATAATAAGAGCGGAGATGAGGCGTTAGCGCCGCAAATATCTAAACTTGAACAGGCGATTAATGATGCACGACGCGAAAAAATACCCTGAGATTTTGCAAGACCTGAAAGGCCATGTGCTAGTGAATGCTAAAGCCGAGGGGGTGACGAATGAAACGGCGGAGAAAATCGCGCATTGTGTCGCAGAAGCGATCCGTAAAAGTTGGGGGGGAATGGTGACGTATATCCCCAAAGGGCGGGAATACAAAATCAGTGGCCGTGATATTGAGATATGGCGAAAATTCACAGGGCATAACCATCATGCCCTGTGTACAGAATATGATATTAGTGTGCAGTGGTTGTATCAAATTATTGCGTGTCAACGGCGTGCTGAGATGCTGGAGCGTCAGGGTGATTTGTTTGAGTGATGCACTTAGCCCACTTAGTTTACGAAACTATTTAACTTAATATACCCATTACACTTCAAGATGCAGAGGAAAAATATAATGTACATCCCGAAGATGACAAGAGCACCAGGTCGACAGCCTGTTATGCCAAGTAATACTAAGATTGAAAACTTAGAAAAAGCCAGGGGTAATGGAATGATGTGGTTTGGCTTTTGGATATTTGCAGCAGTATTTATTGTGTGTGATACGTGGGTTTTCTCGAAAGGTTATGATTCATTTCTTCAAACACACAAAACTGCAAAAGGAATAGAAATATTAAAGAAATCTTAACCTTCTAACCACACAGCTCACTGGCGCTGCTTCACCGCGTCCGCTGGATGTGTAGGCTTGCTACCGATGGTGGAAAACGCTAACGCTATTCCACCCTACGGGCTAGAGCCCCTATTGTATTGCTCTTAACTTAATGGCAGTGACGGGCTACGTGGGAAAGAAAAACGCACTAAGGTCTATGAATCCTATCAGTTAGGTAGTGTAGACCAAGAAGCGTTGTAATAATCAAGTTTGAAGATGCAAATAAGTAACAAAAAACAAAAAACCACTTAGTGATAAAAAAACAACTAACTGGAATCGCTACTTTAAGACTTTCACTTATAAGATTTGAAATAGATCCTATAAAATATAAAGCAATACCCAAAAATGCTAAATACCCAAATAAGTAACACACAAATTTTCGTCTAGTTAGCTGAATGTTTTTTTTAATCTCTTTCCGCTGAACAAGTAAAGTTGCTCCTTCTCCAGCCAACAAACTATCAAGCCCTTCTTTTTGAAACGTTGCTACAGCTGCCAAAGCAGCAATATAGAAGCCTACTAAAATTTGTATGAACCCAGTAATCACGGAAATCAATCCGTTATTTCCGAATATATTGATAGGTTTTGGTAGGACAAGCAACCCGCTCAACAGTAGAGTTGCTATCAATAGTGGAATGATAATATTAAACAAGCGCCTTTGTGCATACTGAATACGCAAATAATTAAGCGGTGTCAGTAATTGCTTTACAGCTTCAACAATAGAATAGTTCATTCCATGATATTGCATTATCTATTCCAAAAGAGCCAGTAGTTTTTTAGCGAAACCATCTAGTATTTTTTCCGAACACTGCCCCAAGACCTCGTTAGATTTTATCAACTCATCCCTAACTATCAAGGTATCAGCGACATCTTCTTTGGTAGCCCCCATCGTAGCCGTTTTTTGTTTGCCTTGGGGGTGTTTATATCGGATTTTAATATCATCATAGCCTTCTGATTTAGCTTTATCTCTGATTTTTCCTAAGATCCCCATAATGCCATTTTCTGTGTTCAAGACTGGGGTTATTTTTATGTGTCGTGACACTTCAGTAAAAAAGTTTTCCTCATCAAGGCCAGATTTACCTTTAGTATGCTTAATCAGTTCTATATTTTGCAAAAGGCTCCCTTCCTTTAAATCATCTGATAATTGAGCTGAAAGGTCCCCTAAGAGCTCAACCGAAGGTAAATATTTTCTTGATTTACCACTCTCTTCATCTATAAAATTAAAAGCATCAGTACATGCTGCTTTTAATTCAGACTTCAGAAAAGGGGTTAGACGGCTTCTTCCAACACCTGGGATTTCTTCTAATAGAAAACGATATGATTCCAAACTACCGTTTAAAGGTTTATGTGAAAGAACGACATGAGCAGACACCGCCACACCTTCACCATCTAGCTTAGGCTCGGTTCTTAACTTTCCAGTATTTAACTGGCTAAAGACAGGATCAGTTACATTTTGGTCGGTATACTGGATTAAAAGAATCGTAGCCTTTTCCTCTGAGTAAGTCTTTAAATCTAAGATACGAAAAGCTGCGGTTTCATTATTTATTAGCTTAAATGAGTCTCCATTTTTCCAGCGCCTAGTCAGCAATGGGATCATTTTTTTCAGTTCAAGTTGAGGTGCTTCTTCCGGCTCTCTTTTTAAGTTTAATTCATGAAACTGAATCCAACGTTCCCACATATCTAGCATTTTTTATCCTCGTAAATTTCAAATCCATCTAATACATATACTCAGTTTTATTATAACTTTCTTTAATCCCCTTTAATATCCATTTTAAACCGCGTTTTATACACTCACCCCATGAGTAAAAAACGCGAACTATCCCAAATCAAAGAACTTATCATCCACTGTGCTGCAACGCCTAATGGTGCGTGGTTTACGGCTAACGACATTGACCAATGGCATGCTGAGCGGGGCTTTAACCGCGCGAGGCAGTTTATCAGTGCGGATGCGCCTCTTGAATCTATCGGTTATCACTATGTGATTAATATTAACGGCATTAGTACCATTGGGCGCTTGCTGGATGAAACGGGGGCGCATGCCTTAAACCATAATACCAGCGGGATTGGTCTGTGTTTAATCGGCACGGATAAATTCACGCTAGCGCAATGGATGCGGCTTAAGGAGCTAATTGAGGCCTTAGAGAAAAAATTCCCTGGTATCCATATTAAGGGTCATCGTGATTTATCGCCTGATAAAAATGGCGATGGGCGAATAGATCGCCACGACTGGCTGAAAACCTGCCCGGGCTTTGATGTCGAAGCTTGGTTGCAGTCAGGAAGAACGCCCGTGGATGGGCATGTTTATGTTTTCCGGCATATTGCGGACTGAAGTCCGCCCTACTGAGATCATTATGAGAAGTATTAAACAGTTACAACAAATCCTTGAAGCGCAAGCTCGGGCTATTGGGTGTCGTCAGCAGAAGATTTATTCTAATAATCTCAATATTGCGATTATTGATGCTGATAATGTGGTTTGGCAACAGGCTATTGATGGCATACGGCACGCGCAGCATGAGGCGCAGTTTGAGTTGATGAATCAGCTATCACACCGATGCTTTATGCGCTATATGAGGAGGCATTATGGCTGGTGATAGTAAGCGGCCTTTAGATAGCAAGACCATAAAATATAACAGCCTTTGGCTAGCCATTGCGGTCGCTATGTTATCGGCATTTATTGATAATCAGGCGTTGATTCAAGAGTACGTGCCTAGCTGGGTGTATTTGATCGTCATTATAGTCAATGCTGGCATGGGTATTTTTCTGCGCTGTATTACCCATAACGGCATTAGTCGATGATTGAGTTAATTTTAGGTTTAAGCGGTTCGGTGCTGGTTTTGCTGGTCGCTCTGATTATCAGCACGCGACGCACTGCGAAAGCCACGGCGCAAAAAGAACACGCTGAAGCGGTGCTGAATCAAGTGCATCAGGCGAATAAAATCGTGGAAACGGTGATAGCTGAACAGGAGGTTGATCGTGACAAGCATGAAACTAGCATTGCTCAGCGGCGTTATTTTGGTATGCACTAGCGCTTGCAATCCTGCTTATATCAGTGTGCCACTGCCCTTGCCCCAAAAGCCGGATATGCCAAGTTATACGGATACGGATTTAGCTTGCTTACCGGATGCGGTTTATTACCGTGTTGCTTGGCGTGATTTGGCGCATAAGCATTACGAGAAACGGCTAGAGGCGGTTATCAAATCAACATGGGATTCCAATAATGGATTATGAAGCTGTAAAACTGGGTTTAACGATTATTAATATGCTGGTCACGGCATTGGTTGGCGTGTTTGTCTGGCAGAACAAACGCCAACAAGCTACGGTCAGCTCAATTGTAAAGATTGAAACCGAGACAAAAGAGGCGATTGATAAGCTTGAAAACCATGTGAATGAACGCTTTAAAGATAAGTGTACGCGTTTGAATGCACTGGAATCAAAAGTCAATTCTATGCCGACTAAAGCCGATATTATCCGCTTGCATGAGCGCTTTGATAGCATCATTAAAGATCAACATCAGATGGTTTTAATGTTGGGTGAAATCGCGGGGCAAGTCAAACAATTAACTAAGGAACGCTAATGGACATCAAGGCAGTACAGGCGGAAAGCCGTCGCTTAATGATTTTACAATTGCTCGCTGCGGATTCAGATTACAGTGCGAATGATACTTTGCTGCAAGAAATGCTGGCGATGCAGGGCAATGGCGTTTCGCTGGATGCCGTACGCACAGATTTAGCTTGGTTAGCTGAGCAAGATTTATTAGTGTTGCGTGATTTACCGGGCTGTAAAGTGGCGAGTTTGCGCAGTCGTGGGGTGGATGTCGCTAATGGCTTAGCCGTTGTGCCCGGCATTGCCAGACCGAGACCGCAGTAATGGGGCGTAAATCAACCTTGGATGCCCTGCCCTCTGATGTTAAAGACAAATTAGACGCGCTACTTGAAAACCCCGCATACACGCAAAAAGACGTGGTGGGTTGGATGAATGCGTATCTTAAACAAATTGACCAGCCGCCTGTGATGACGGAGCGCATTGTTAATCGCTATGCGGCATCTATGCGCGATGTGTTGTCGAAAAAGCGCGATACCGATCAGGTAGTAAAGGCATGGGTCGGGCAGATGGGCGATATTCCTGATGGGGACTTTGGCCGTGCGATTGTGGAGATTTTGCGCACCTTGTCGTTTGAATTGAACATGAAGCTGCATGAGCAGATGACCGATGCCGAAGATGAGGATTTACCGGGCTTTATCAAGATGTTTAAGGATTTGGCCTTCTCGGTAGAAAAGTTAGAGAAATCAGCGACTGAGAATGAAAAGCGGGATGCACAGCTGCGTATCACAGCACGAGCGGAAGCCGCGACGGAATTAAGCGAGGGCTTGAAAAATGAGGGGATTAGCGAAGAGGTCGAGGCGAGTATTCGACGTATTTTGTTGGGTAAATAAGCATGCTTGAACTGGAACCGCTCAATACCACTGACCACTTCCCTATTGATCAGGCGGTACTACTGCCTTATCAACAACGCTGGTTTGAGGATGAATCTGAAATCAAGATAGCGGAAAAATCACGTCGTACCGGTTTAACCTGGGCAGAAGCCGCAAGTAATGTCGTGACTGCCTCCAAACCCAAATCAAGAGGAGGACGTAATGTCTATTATGTGGGTTCACGTCAAGAAATGGCTCTGGAGTATATTGCTGCCGTTGCCTTGTTTGCGCGTGCCTTTAATCAACTGGCCGGTGAGATACAGGAAAGTATCTTTCAGGATGAAGACGGTTCTAAGGAAATCCTTAGTTATACCGTGCGCTTTCCGAACTCGGGCTTTAAAGTATCGGCGCTTTCCTCGCGGCCTTCTAATTTGCGAGGCATGCAAGGTGATGTCGTGATTGATGAGGCGGCCTTTCATGATTCCCTGGAACAATTATTAAAGGCTGCCATGGCTTTAACCATGTGGGGCGCACGGGTGCGGATTATCAGCACGCATAATGGTGTGGATAATGAATACAATCATTATATAGAAGACGCGCGGGCTGGTCGTAAGAGCTATAGCGTGCATCGAATCACTTTAGACAATGCCTTGGATGATGGGCTTTATCAGCGTATTTGCTTTGTCACGGGCAAAGAGTGGAGCCTTGACGCAGAACAAGCATGGCGGGAAAAATTAATTAAAAACTCCCCAAGCAAGGACGCGGCAGACGAGGAGTATTTTTGTATACCCAGTCAATCAGGCGGTGCAGCTCTGAGCCGTATCTTGATTGAAAGCCGTATGAGCAAGGATTATCCCGTTTTACGGCTGGAAAAAGATAACAGTTTTAATGAATGGCCTGCTCATTTGCGTGAGGCAGAAGTAAAAGACTGGTGTGAAGCGCATTTAAAACCTGTTTTAAAGGCGCTTAACCCTGACTTAACCCATGTGTTTGGTGAGGATTTTGGGCGGCTGGGTGATTTAACGGTGATTGATCCCATGAGCATTGCACAGAATGGCGATAGAGCGGTGCCGTTTAGTGTTGAATTACGCAACATTCCGTTTAAGCAACAAGAACAAGTGCTGTTTTATATCGTTGATCGCCTGCCGCGTTTAATTGGTGGGGCTTTGGATGCGGGGGGTAATGGCATGTACCTAGCCGAACAAGCCCGCCACCGTTATGGCAGTGGGCGGATTCAGGAGATTAAATTAAGTGAGGGCTGGTATATGGAACACATGCCGCCATTTAAAGCGGCCTTTGAGGATAATGCTTTAACGATTCCTGCGGATATGGATCAGCTCAATGATTTACGTGCCTTGCAAGTCATTAATGGCATTATCAGGCTGCCCAAAGGCAAAACCGAAACAGGGAGCAAACCACGCCACGGTGATAGCGCGATTAGTAAAGCACTGGCGTATTTTGCCAGTCGTAGTGATGCCTCTATTATTGAATATGAAGCAATGCCAGAAGAAACCGAGGAGCTTGGTAAGTATGAGTTTATTTAGTCAATTTTTTAGTAAAAAAATAAACAAGGAAGCATTAAAGGAAGAGCAAACGGCCGAGTCGGTTATGTTGCATAATGAGTTTGATAGCCATCCCTCAAAAGGCATTACGCCTGCACGATTAGCGAGCATTTTAGAGCGTGCTGAGCAAGGGGATTTAACCGCTCAGGCGGAATTGTTTATGGATATGGAAGAGAAAGACGGCCATATTCAAGCAGAAATGCACAAGCGTAAAATGGCAGTCGTGGGGCTAGATTGGCATTTGCAGCCACCGCACGATGCCAGTGAAGCAGAGAAGAAAGCCACTGGATTATTAGAATCTCGCATTCGCGATAGGTTGGATGTGGAAGATATGTTGTTTGATGCGCTGGATGCTATCGGACATGGTTATAGCTGTTTGGAACTGGAGTGGCAACAAGACAGCATAGGCTGGTTTCCTGAGATTAAGCACCGTTCGCCTCGCTGGTTTTGTATTGATCCTAAGCATCCTAATGTTGTGCGCCTGCGTTCACCTGCACAGCTGCACGGCGACCCTCTACGAGATTTGGGCTGGATTTTGCATCAACATAAAAGCCGTTCGGGCGATTTAGCGCGGACTGGCATCCATCGTGCGTTGGTTTGGCCGTTTCTATTCAAAAATTATTCGGTGCGTGATCTAGCGGAAATGCTAGAAATTTACGGGCTACCGATTCGCATTGGTAAATATTCCCCGGGTGCGACAGACAAGGAAAAGAAAACCTTGATGCGTGCCATTATGAGCTTAGGCCATAATGCCGGTGGGATTATGCCGGACTCCATGCAAATGGAACTGATTACTGCCACGGCTTCGGGTGGCTCTGATCCCTTTAAAGCCATGATTGATTGGTGCGAGAGTACGCAATCTAAGGTTATTTTGGGTAATGGGCTGAGTACCATGGACAGCAAGGGAGGCAGTCAAGCTTTAGGGACTGTGCACAATGATGTTCGCTTAGATATTCGTAACAGTGATGCACGGCAGTTAGCCACGACTTTATCAGGTTATTTGGTTTATCCGGTGGCCATGCTCAATGGCTTATTTGCTAATGACCGTTGCCCAACGTGGAAATTTGACACGCAAGAAGCAGATGACTTGGCGCTCTATGCTGATGCACTGCCTAAATTAGCCGCCGCTGGGGCTGTGATTCCGGTTCGCTACATTACAGAAAAATTAAAGATTCCGGAACGTGAAGATGGTGAGCCTATTTTATTAGTGTCGGCTACGCCAAGCCCTGCCCCAAAAGTCGCGGCATTAGCAAATGAAACACCCCGCATTACCCCATTGATCGACCCAACATCGACCGAGACGCAGAGCCAGCAATTAGCCCTAGCCAGCGCTAAGGCGATGAATAGCTTAGTGGACAAGGTGCGGGAAACCGTGGACAAAGCCGACAGTTTAGCCGCATTACAGGCGGATTTAGTGGGTAGTTTTGGCGATTTAGACAGTGAACGCCTCACGCAGGTAATGACGCTAGCCTTTGCCACTGCTGAGTTATCGGGGCGTTATGATGTTAATGAGGGGGATTAATGCCGTTAAAACTCTCCCCTACTCAAGTTGCCTTTAATGCGCGGGGTGATGGCTCGTTTAATCAGCCGTTTGTTGAGCAGCTGGCGTTCTTTCGGCAAAAGCTGAACCTACCGACTGAGCATTATGATGATATTTTAGGCGCAGCCCATGATCGTGCCTTTGTGGTCGCTGGGGCGATGAAAGCGGATTTACTCAGCGATTTACGTCAGTCGGTGGATAAAGCCATTGCGGAAGGTAAATCTATCCAATGGTTTCGGGCTAACTTTAAAGACCTTGTTAAGAAAAATGGCTGGGAAGGCTATACAGGCAGTGAGACTAAAGCGGGGCGTGATTGGCGCACGCGGGTTATTTACCGTACCAATATGGCTAGTAGTTATGCCGCTGGGCGTTGGCAACAATTAAACCACCCTGATTTATTAGCCAGCCGTCCGTATTTGAAATATATCCATAATGATACCGTGAGCCATCCACGACCGCTGCATGTCAGTTGGTCGGGGCTGGTGTTAAAAGCGGATGATCCGTTTTGGCACAGTCATTTCCCCCCGAACGGCTGGGGTTGCCGGTGTCGTGTCACAGCGGTTAGAGCCAGTGAGTATAACGGAGCTAATGCGCCTGATGATGGCGTATTTAGGCATGAGGACAGTCAGGGTGTAACGCATACTGTGCCTGAGGGGATTGATTTTGGCTGGGACTATGCGCCGGGTCGCTCCAATGCGGAGCTTATCAGGCAAGTGATTGCTAAACAGGATAAGGCGGACTGGCATTTAGCGAGGGATAATGTCTCAGCACTGGTTGGCTCTGAGGTATTTGGTCGTTTTTTTAATGGCTCGCACGCGGGGGAATTCCCCTTGGCGGTATTATCGCCTAAAGATAAGGCTTTATTAGGCGCAGATACCCAGACGGTTTTAATCTCGCGGGAATCTATTGCTGAACATCTTGTTAAACACCCTGAAATAACCTTGGATGATTATAGAGCAGTGCAGGAAATGATTGATAAGGGGGCGCTGTATAAGCAAGGCGATACGCGGCTTATCTATATTATTAGAGAGGGGGTTACTTATCGTGCCGCACTAAAACGTACTGGCGATGGATCAAAGAATTACTTTTTAAGCTTGTTCAAGAATGAACGAGGAAAACCGCCAGCGAATGCGATTGAAATAAAAAGGTAGACCCACCGTGCAAGAGGCACAAGCACTTGCCCTCATCAACCGTAAATCACGGAAGGGGTCGGCAGCCGAGCCGAGGATGGGTCTTAGTCAAGTATAGGATTATTATGATTAATATACAAATGGATAATGACGAGGTTTTACGCGGACTCTCTGAGTTATCACGAGCGATCAGTGATTTAACCCCGGCTTTTCGTGAAATCGGTGAGTTTATGGCAGAAAGCACCAAGCAACGCTTTGAATCACAAACCGACCCTGATGGTAATACCTGG